GTGGGACAGCGTGAGCCGCGCCAGGATCGATGAGATGCTGACGGCCTACTATATTGGCCATGGACGATACGGACACACCATATTCTGGCAGATCGACGAGAAAGGACAAGTCAGGACAGCCAAGATGATGAAGTATTATCCAGTAGACCATCCCAAGGCGGGACACCGTGACAGGGAATCTGAATGGAATTATGACTGGGTGCACTCAATCCTATGTCGTGTGAAGAATGATGGTGACCCCTGGCCATATCCACACCTCTACAATCCGGACACCCAGGAACATGAGCTGACATTCTTCGGCATGCACCTATTGGACGTCTATCCAAAAGCGACCGTCAACATAGTGGAGAGCGAGAAGACAGCCCTCCTGATGGCCATTGCGTATGGCAATCACGCACAAGATGTGTGGATGGCATGTGGTGGTCTGTCACTCTTGACCCGTGAACGCCTGAAGCCAATCATTGACCGTGGTCGAAAGGTGATCCTATATCCTGATAGAGACGGCATCGAGAAGTGGAAGATCAAGGCCGAACAGATGCACTACGACCGTATTTTCATAAACACCGAACCTGTGACGACATGGTGGAAGCCTGAAGATGGCGAGAAGGCCGACATCGCGGATGTGGTTGTCAGGATCATCAACAACTCGAAGCCCATGAAGACGATCGCTGATGTAGCGAATACAATGCCACAGGCACAATCACTAATTGAAAAGTACAATCTTGAAATAGCAGACAATCAATGAAAGACAAGAAAGACAATTTTGACGATAAATTCGGATCTATCGCCACGAAGATCTCTGCTGAATCCAAGCAGCAACTCGACAGAATACTTGAACGCATGGGTATGAACTACTACCAATGGTTCCAGCTGATGGCAGAGGTGACAATCAGGATCGCCGACGATCGTCACAACCTGAGCGAACACATGGCGAGACTGATACAGATGTTTCAGCTGGTACCAGGATGGAAAGATCCATGTTCTTTTTGTGATCCAAACGCACCGGCAGAGTTGAGAGCAGCTGTGTACCTGGTTCAACAGGATGCCAAGAAAGGACTGAAGCCCGTACTGTGTGAGCGCGGATGGTTCGACGGTATCTGGAAGCAGACTGAGAATGTCCAGGACATTGTGGAATACATTATCGAGCAATGCATGCCTACCAGCTATAAGTGGCTGCGTCAGCACATGGCAGAACTGGAATGCAACCGCGTATTCGAGTGCCTGATGACGATGGCAGATGCTGCGACGATCAACCGACTTGATGAGGAGATCGCACAGATGTTCGGCGACAACCAACGCAGCGAGTTCGGCAGTGCCATCGTGTACGGTCAGAAGTACAAGCGCAAGCCACATCGTACACCTGACTCCTTGGCCATCAGTGAGCAGACAATCCAATTTGACGACATCGATCATGACGCGCCAGCGCCTGATCTTGAAGACTGGGAGGGAGAACGTCATGATTCCTGATGATGAGCCTTTTGTATATGCCAAGCCGCGAAAACCGGCAAAGCAGAATCCGGAACTGGAGAAGCAACTTGACAGCATGGGCTTTCGCCCGTTCACAGAAGAATGGTGACATGAGCAGAAGCAAACAATATCAGAAGCTGCTGAACTCCAAGCGTTGGAAGGAATTGCGAATCAGGTACCTCAGAGAGCACCCGCTTTGTGAGCGATGCCTGCGGGAAGGTAAGGCAGAAGGATTGCCATTCGGACGTGCGACGGCTGCCGTGGATCTCCATCACAAGGTACCAGTGGAGTCCACCAAGACCCTCACGGAGATGGAACGACTCTGCTATGACTGGAACAACCTTGAAGCGTTGTGCGTACCATGTCACATGAAGACTCACCAGGAACTTCGGAGCTTCGGGCGTGAAGGACATAAGCAGCGCGAGGCCAACAGGCATGAGCAGCGCATGAAGGCACTGATCGAGAGGTACACTAAACCTGTGGACGAGAAATCGGATAAATAAAAAGAGATGGCACGAACATACAACTCCGGTTGGCGTGAGTGGATGGGAAAGTCCACTGACATCAACAGTAATTTCGTCGTTGAGGGCCTGGTTGAACAGATGAAGCAGCTGGACAAACTGCTGGCATCCAACCCTGACATGGAGAAGCGGATGCGCCGCGTGATATCCAAGGTGATGATCAAGGCACAGAAGCAGATGCAGAAGGATGTATCAGGTGACCTGAAGAACGATCCTCGCAACGCAGCCAAGGCAGTTCGCAAAGCAGTGTACCGTCGCATCCTCGGTGGTAACATCAACATCTTGCGCAAGAGTCGTGCGACAGCAGGAACCAGTTCGTATAAACCTACACGAACACTGAAGAGTGGTCAGCGAGGTGGTAACCGCAGATCCAGGAACGAGCGCACACATCGCATGGATTCCTACAATGCCAGCGACCGTGGCTTCATCCTGTTCTGGTTGAACAGCGGAACGAATCAACGTAAGATGGGACAATTCCAGAAAGATCCGCATCGAGGTGACGTGAAGCGTGGAGTCCAAGGTGGCGTACTGTCAAAGTACGGCAATGTCGGCATGGTGAACACCGGCAACCGAGGGAAGATAGCGTCTCGTCATGTGTTCTCGTCTCACCTGATCAGTCTTGGAGACTACATTGACCAAGAGTTGAAGCGTGAGTTCAACGACCTGTGGCAATCATCGCGTCAATAAAAAATCCCGGCCATGCCTTTTAGTCAAGGCCCTGGCCTAACTTCCGAAATCCCCTACCGAAGACTCGCGTCAATACGGACCATGTATTGACGCTTTTTTTCCTAACTTGATAGCTATCGATAACATGATACTGATTGCTACATATATACCCATAACGACTAATAATAAAAAAATAAATTTCTGACTATGCCTCGAAAGAACATCATTCGAATAAAGCTGCCAGCAGAGCAGCCAGACACCTGTGCAAGCTGTCCGCTGTTGGGACTGATCCCAAAGGAACTCCGGCAGAATGGCGTGCGTCAGTCATTCGCATGTCTCGGCACGATGGACGCTTTGACATCGAAAGGCATTCATTCCAGTGCTGCGGCATACAAGCAAATGGGACGCAAGTGGCACAGGCCATGTGACGCCAGATGGGACGCCTGGATGCAACTGCCAGGCAGGGAGTTCGGCATCAGCTATCAAGCATACCTGCAAAGCCGACTGCCCTATGAGCAGAAACAACAACTGATATTTCACTTTAAAAGATAACTATGGCCAAAGACAGTTCAAAGGGATATGAAGATCAGCTCTGCGACCTGATCAGACAAAAAACGAATAAAGACCCTGACCCATGGCTCATGCCACAGATACGGGCAACAGCATCGAACATGGTTGTGATTGACAAAGTACAACAGGAACTAGAAAAACAAAGTATGATCATCATTACGACCGGATCTATGGGCCAGCAGAAGAACGAAGTCAATCCATTGATCCCATACTATGAACGCCTGCAACGTACCCTGATGCTGCAGTACCAGGCCATCGGACTGACGAACAGGTCAGAAGGAGGTACCAAGTCTACACCTGAGCAGCCTGTTGATATAGACCCGATGGCAGAATTTTACAAGAATGCTAAGAAGCTATGACTGAATTCCAAGAATTGAAAAAGAAGGCTATGTTCCAGTTGGCGCAAAGCCTTGACCACAACACTGTATCCATATTGTCTGATATCGACTATCGTCTATATGACTATTACATGGATTTATGCGAGCACTCAGGCATAGATCCTGATGACGAGAACGACTGGCACAACCTCTATGAGTTGCTGTCTGCCATCAAACTCCTACGAATCCTGAAGACCTATCCTGTTGACATCGATAAGGTGCACCAGGTAATCAGGCTGCGTGAAGGCGAATGGCATCAGGAAGGTGGCATCTGGAAATATGATCATGGCGGACTATTGTTGCCTGGTACTCGTGGCGCAACCCATTACAGGTGGATGCCGTTCCAGATATTCGTGTTGACAGCGATGTATGGTGCAAAGGTGTGGATCGATACCGAAGTGCCAAACGGATCTCGAGAGCTGCTGCCGACGGAGCGCGAAGGTGAAGGTGGTACCATCGAAGATCTCAGAAGGCTTTGCACAGACTTCACGTTCTACGCTCCGAGAAAGACTGACAAGACAGGCCTGAGCGCATACAACAACATGCTGTTCTTCATGCTTGAAGATGCGGATGCAGAGATCTATTGCTGTGCGAACAGTCAGACTCAGAGCCGTCTTCTGTTCAAGAGGACATCCGACCTGATCAGGCTGATGGACCCCAACGAATCACGCATCAGGTTCACGGCCTCACAGGTGAACTGGAAGCCAGGACAAATCAGGAACGCACAGCTATGGGCCCTCAGTGCCGGAGGTAAGGCGAAGGATGGATTGTTTGCTCAGCTGTGTTGTGCTGACGAGTTCGGTTCTGCAGCCTATGTCAACGAGAAGTCAGACATGGGATCACTGGTGAATGTCGTATTGTCCAGTATGGGTCCGCGTCGTGAACCGATGATGTTCACATCGACGACGGCAGGAAACATCCAGGCTGGTCCTTTCATAGACAAGCTCGAGAGTATCAAATTAGATCTCATACGTGAGCTCGACTATGAAGCTGATGACAACAATGGCACCGGCAGACTCCAATCGCCCAATGACAGATGGATGATTCTTCCACTGATGCCGGACGAGTGGCAGATGAAGGAGGAATACCTTCTGACATCGAAGGCAGTACGAAAGAAGGTAAATCCGGCGCTTGGCATCATCGTTCAGAACTCATTCTATGATCAGAGCTGTGCAGAGTCGAAATTGGATCCTCTCAAAAAGAACGAGACCATCACAAAGCTCTTCAACGTTTACCAGTCCAACAAGGTGACCGACTGGATCAAGGGCGACCAGGTGCGTTGGCTGCAGATCAAGAAGAGAGTCACTGATTGCAAGTACAATGAAGGGTGGCAGACATTCGTCGGACTGGACTTCAGCCACGGGGACGATCTCTTTGCCATCACCTATCTGAGTGTTGACATGAAACCCAGCGACACAATGGCTGGTCGTTTCTTTGCAGACACGGAGGCATGGATAGTGGAAGCCAATCTGCTTAGAAGTCCAAACCGCCTTCTCTATGAGAAATGGGTCGAGCAAGGTTGGCTGAAGGTATGCCCTGGAGAAGTGTTCAATCCTGAATATGCCATCAGCGAACTGATGAGTAAGAACGAGCAAGGTATCAACCTGTTCATGTTCGGCTTTGATCCTGCCCAGTCGAAGCAACCGATCAACACCATCAAGGCATGGCTTCAGAGTCTTGGAATAGATGCAAGAACCATTGAGTCGATGGTGGTACCAGTGGCACAGACATTCATGGTGTTCAACGGTCTCATCTCCGACCTGGAACACTGGATGCTATCACCTGAGCCGTGGCTTCAGTTTTCTGAAAGCCCGCTCTGGCCGTGGTGCTTCGGTAATTGCCGGATCGAAGAATCCCGTGATGGGAACAGAAAGGTCCTGAAATCTTCAGCCAATGCAAAAGTAGATCCAGTGCACGCACTCATTGATGCGCTCTATTGCTTCAATCTGGCTGAATCAAAGATACAACAATAACATTAAAACAAAAGAATTATGAAGATCATCATCAAGAAAAGCAGTTTAGAGGACTGCGTAAAGAAACTCTGCAAAGTGATCAACAGGAAGAACATACTGCCCATCCTGGAAGACATCCTGTTTGACGTAAATGACCAAGAGAAGACCGTGAAGCTCACGGCCTCCGACTCAGAGATTTGGCTGACCTACCAACTGCCACTCGACGAAGTGGATGGTGGCGGGCGCTTCTGCGTTGCTGCGAACATCCTTCAAGCGATGCTGGAAGGTGCGAGCGACCAGCCGCTAACCATCTTAGCCAACCACGAAGGCAACCAGAAGCTGGAACTGACCCATGACAAAGGCATTGCGCACTGTCCGATAGAGAATGCCGATGAGTACCCGACACCCGTCACTATCCCCGTGCCTGGTGAAGCCATCTGTGGATTCGACGGTCAGATCCTGACCACGGCAGTGAAGCGTAGCCTGTTCGCATGTGCAACAGATGAACTACGACCCGTGATGAATGGCGTCTATCTGAACTTCTATGACAGGCAGCTCGACGTGGTGGCATCCGACGGTCATGTGATTATCCGCTCGGAGATCCCAACCAATGAGAATCACTCACTCACTGTCGGCATCCTTCTGCCACGCAAGGTGGCGAACATCCTGCCCGACATCATCGGTGGCAGGGAGATTAGCATCTGGAAGCATGATGCAAACTGTCAGATCGATGTGAAGAACGACTGGAACACCACCTTGCAATTTCGTTGCATCGAAGGCACCTATCCGAAATACCAGGCACTGATGGTTACGGCCAAGACCTACACAGCCACCTGTGATCGTCTGTCGCTGCTGTCGGCATTGAAATCCGTTAAGCCATTCGCACCTGATTCGAGTAACATGGTGTCACTCACCTTCAATGAAGACGATGAGATCATTGTGCAGGGTGAGGATTACGAATTCGGCATGTCGTCGAGTATCTACGTCAGCATGGATGGCTACGAAGGCTATCTGATGAGTATCGGCATGAAAGCCACGACGCTGATCAACATTCTGCAGAGGCTCACCTCCTACAACGTGGAACTGGTGTTCGACGACCCTAACAAAGCGGTGTTGATACGACCAGCTGACAAGGCAGAAGATGATAAGGAAACCATCACCTGTCTGCAGATGCCTATGCTTTTAAATGATAAATAAGACATGAAGATCATCCGACAGATAGAGTTCACGGGCAAGAACCTGAACGACATTTTCAACCTCCCATGTGTGCACCTCATTCAAAAGAACATCTATAGCTTGGAGCCAGAGGTGGTTATCTGGGAAAGCTACATGCGGAGCCGCGCCTATATTCAGAAGTGCCTAATAGGTGACACCCTGGTAGAATACGACGATGGCAAATGGGCAATCGAACCACCCAACCTTCAATCGACCTAACAACAAGATTGAGCGCGTCCAGACACGACGCCGTTCTACCCCGAACTTCGAGAGGCATCCGCAAGGGTGTCTCTCTTTTTGAACCCCAAAAGAAGAGCTATGAACATCAACAATCTATTCAGCACTGGGGGGGGTAATAGTTACGCCCCCGCCACAGTGCTCCAGCCACAAAAGAAACCGTGGCGCCCTGGATGGAGCCGCAAGCTGAGACTGCCATTCATCGGGATCTACTTTTATGTTAGCAACGTGAGACTAAAGAAACGCCCCAAGCGCGACCTCTGTAATCAGGGACTCCACAAAGACATACTCATAAGGAATAAGGAAAAGCTATATGAGCGACAGCAGCACCGATGCCCACACTGTGGCAAGGAGATGGACTTCTGCCAGATGGAGCTGCACCACATCCTGCCCGTCGGACGGTTCCCTGAGTTCGAGCTATCCATCCGTAACGGCATCTTGCTCTGTCACGGCTGCCACAAAGAGGTACACATGAACCCGTGGAAAGACATCGCCATGATGAAGGCCAAGGCCGCTGAACTGGGTGTGGATCTCAAAGAACGATATGACTATGGCCAAGAAGATTGAACCATTCCCTGGCGAGCTGACCATGCAGATGGTGGATCGCCCGTTCACTACGAAACGAGGTCGTCCAGGATGTCTTCGTGCGAAAGCGTATGTGCTGACAGACGAACAGCGGGCGTGGCTCTGCAAGTGGTTCCCTGAGGTGGAGAACAGCCGACTGGCAGAAGCCTGTGGTATGAGCCAGTCAGCCCTGCATCGGTTCGCCAGGGAGCTTGGACTGACCAAGAGCGAGAAGGGCCTCCGTGGAATCAAGCGCCGACAGGCAGCACACATCAAGAAGGTGTGCGAGCGTAACGGCTACTATGATAGTCTGCGAGGAAAGCAGCCGTCGGAGGCCTGTCGCAAGGCGACTGCCCAGATGTGGCAGGATATCCGCGACGGAAAGCGGGAACACCCTGCCAGGATTATGAAGCGAAGGAATCCCCGCAAGTATCGCCAATGGATGCAGCGCAAGAGCGATGAGCGAAAGGAGACCATCAGAAAAGAGATCCGACGGGCGATCTACGGGCTGGAACGTCAGACGCGCCTGAAATGCGTGGTGCTCAACAAGTACACCAAGCGACAGATCTCTCACCGATATTTCGCTCTGAAGCGTGGGTATATCCTGATGGCCGACTGCAGCGAGCAGTCAGGTGAGCGTTACAATATCTACTACGACGATCAGACCCAGCGGACACCGATCTTTGAAAGGAACCTGATCGCCGACGGATTCAATCTGTTACCATATTAGCATGGTTGCGGTACTTCTGCACGTTTCCAGTCCGTGTACCTTCACTGCGACCGTGCTATTTACCAATGACGGTGTGGTGTGTCTGATGTGAGCAGTGCAAGGCTTTGGTTAAACACACCCGCCGTCATGTTTTTGAAACTAATATTTTATGAACTATGACTGATAAAGAGAAAGAAAGGTTAATCGAAGCTGTTATTCAAGGCTTTGATTTCGAGAAAGCACGCAGTATCATGTACCTGACGAAAAAGTTCAGACATGATACACCAAGTATAGAAGATTTGAAGGAACAAGCTAAAAAGTATCTGCGTTTAGCATTGGAACATCAAGACCGTGAGTTCTGGTGGGCTGGCGGTTTAAATGGTTTCGGTGGATTGTCCGCTTGTTATGATGACAAGTGGGGACTTTCGCTGAATTACATCGCAGTAGCGAAGAAAGTACGAATATCAAAAGATTAAGGAACTATGATCATTATTTATACAAAGAACGGTCCACGATTCGTGAACAATGCAGAGATCCTGCAGCTAAATTTCAACAGAGAATCAGAAACAGTGGATGTATTTCCAAGTAAATGGGGAAACCAGCAACAGAAGCCTGAATACTATATGATTGAACATGTGATTCGGGTGAGATATGTGTCGGATGCGAAAGCCATCGACTACATCTATGACGGCCAGACTATCGAGAAATTGAAACGCGAGGCTGATGAGAAAGAGGAGGAACTTGGTCGTCTCCTTAAAAAATATAAAAATCAAAATAAATATTTTCAAGGTCTTTTATTGCGGATTAATGCGAGATTCCCGGAGATTTTAAAAGAAATTGAGAAAGAAATAGATGAAGAAAATAAAATCCTTAAGAAACGTCAAGAACAATGAAAGAGAAAATCAATATTGGACTATTGGTTACTGCTGTAGTCTTTATGGCGCTTACATTCTTTGAAAGCATCATCATCACGCAATACAAGATCATCTGTGATGAAGACCAGAAGACGATTGACTACTGGGTACATAAGCAGGATTCTACAGCAAAGAAGAATTTTGAGTTGATCATGCAAATATACGATCTGAAAGATAGTATATTAACGATAAAGAGAAAGAACCATGAGACTACCCAGGAAATTGAAGAAAGGCATCCGCACAATGAACGGTAGACCTCGCAACACCTGGCAGCGACGAGGGCAGATCCTAACTGTCAGGCTTTTGTTTGCTGCAGTTCGCTTGGCAGCAGCCATCGCCAAAGCAGAATCATTGCATAGAATACCGAACAAGTTCCCGCCTGGTGGTATCGTCACAGATATTCCGCATTATATCAACCAAGGCGAGAAAGTTATAGGTAACCCTCGCAAAGATTATGAAAGTATAGTGAGTATTATAACCAATAACGAAACGATATGAAACCAAGAACAAAACTTGCTTTGAAGTGCGAGGCTTTGATGATCACCATCGCACTCATCATGCTGCTGATCTTCCTTGGCAGCTGTACTACGACAAAAGTTGTGACCGTTGAAAAGGTTAAAACCGATACAACCTACATCACGCAGCACCAGCGTGACTCCATATGGCTGCATGACTCTATCCATGTCAGCGAGAAGGGCGACACTATCAGGATCGAGAAGTGGCACACGAAGTACATCGAGCGCGAAGTTCATGATACGCTATATCGCGCAAAGACGGACTCCATACCCGTCCCGTATGAAGTCATCAAGGAAGTGCCTCGACAGAAGACGCTCCTGGAGCGTGCGGTGGTCTGCGCGGGTATCATCGCCATCATGATCCTGATACTTATCGTCGCAAGCAAGATAAAGAAATTCCTGCCGTGAGGCAGCAGGACCCGTCCGTGAGGATAGGCACACAATCATAACGATTATATTTAAGATCGCCCGATGGCCTTTTCGCATTCAGTTAGGTTTTTGATATTACAACCTCCTTTCGTACATACGGCTTTTTTAGTAGAGATCAGTCAGGCCATCGGGCTTTTTGATGGTAAACCCATTCTGACCTTTCCAAATATAGAAAAGAGATATTAACCCCTTAAAATGGAAAAGTTATGAAAGGTGTAATTTGTTTTTTGATGGTTTGCCTTTACGCACTTGGTGCTATTGGCGGAATCGGTTATACAGTGTATTGTGGTGCCTACGTGATCACAGCTGGAATCGTCGGCCTGGCTTGGATGGCGTGGCCCAAGTTAGTGGAATATTATAAGGATGGGCTGAAGTAAATGAATAAAACATGGAATCATTAGGATTAATCAAAGAACAGCTCATCGCCATGCTTTTTTTTGTGGTGGCGCTGCTGTTCACTCCACTGACATTCATCGGGCTGGACTACTGGTCTGGCATCCGTAAGGCGAAGAAGAACGGCATCCCCATCTACAGCGACAAGATGAAGCGGACGGTGGACAAGATCAGCCGTTACTACAATGCCATACTTGCAATGATGGTCGTGGACTTCATCCAGATAACCGGCTTCATCTTTCTGTACATGTTCAACGGCTGGAGTGCTTACACGTTCCCGGTGTTCACGCTGGGCTCGGTGCTGTTCATTGCAGCCATCGAGATCAAGAGCATCTATGAGCCTGCCGACGTGAAGGAGAGCAGAGAGATGCGGGAGGTGACGGAGTTGGCTAAGGCTATAGCAGAGCACCGCAGCGATCCAAAGGAGATTGCCGAGGCGATAGCTGAATACCTCACCGTCAACAAGAAGAAAAAAAATACAGATTTTTACGATATAAAACCAGAAAACGACGTTTTATGACAAAAGTCACCATGCATTTCACGATCGAGGAACTTTACGCCAGCGACACGGCCAAAAGGCTTGGAATAGACAACAAGCCACCGATGCAGCAGATGATAAACCTGGTGTACCTGGCAGCCTATGTCCTGGAACCTCTCAGGGTAGCCATGAAGCGCCCTATCATTCTCAGCAGTGGTTTCCGCTGTCAGGAACTCAACAGGAAGGTGGGCGGTGTCTCGAACTCGCAACACTTGAAAGGTCAGGCTGCGGACATCTCTATCGAGGGTGACATGGCGTTTGGTCGTAAGATCTTCGACTATATCCGCGACCACCTTCCATTCGACCAGCTGATTTGGGAACACAATGCAGCGGGCGTGTATTGGGTGCACGTCTCATACATACACCCTGATTTCGGAACGAACCGAAAGAACGTGATCGAGAATCTTAAGAAGAAATAGTCAACAATCTTGCTTTCATTAATATCCTGATTTGTTTTAGCGTTTTGATAATTAGGTTAGTTATAGTTTAATTTTTGATGATTATTATTAGTCATGTCAAATGTCAGGATGGGAGCCAGCGGGCTCCCTTTTTATGGTAAACCTAACTATCATGTTTGCACGATTAGTAACGCCGCTAATCGGCATTATTCATAAATATGGCGGAAAGCATCCTTAAATTAAAGGTAGAATCGTCTGAATACGATTCCAAGATAAAACGGGCAGCCGAAGGGTTGCAGCATTATGCAAACCAGTGTCGCAAGGCCGGTGGAACGTTGGAGTTTGTCGAAAAAGACACGCTCAAATTCGTGAATGCACTCGGGCATATGGAAACCAGTTCAACCAGTGCCCGCGGTAAGCTCAATGAGCTGACCAAGGCTTTCACGGAAATGTCTGTTGTCTACAACAAACTCACTGACGAAGAGAAAGCATCCCCGTTTGGCAAAGCACTTGCAGAATCGCTGTCCTCTCTGAAAGTCCGCATCCAGGAAGGCCGGCAGGAAATTTCTGATATCAGCAATCAGTTGAACAGTAGCAGCGGGTTGTCTGGTGCACTTGATGCTGTTGCCAGTAAGTTTGGAATAAATATCAGCCAACTAAAGTCCTTTGGCGGTGCACTTGGTCTTGCTACTGCAGCAGCAAAAGTCGCAAAAGATGCGTTCTTCAATATGGAGAGCGGCATAGACGAGTGGGGCCGGACAGTGGAAGGTGCAAAGGGTGCATACAGTGTTTTTCTTGATACACTGAACAATGGAAACTGGAGCAACTTCTTCCAGAACCTTCAGACGGCCATCCAGGGCGGTCGTGATCTCTACGATGTTTTTGACCGTCTCGGCTCTATCAAAGCCAACAATTCAGCAGCTATAGCTATAGTTCAGAAGGAAATTGCAGAGCTCAGACTTGCAAAACAGCAGGGAGAGAATGTAGACGCAAAGCTGAAGTCTGCTACAGAGCGCCTGGCAATCCTTCAGAGGCAATCCGTCACAGCAGGTCAGAACGCTGGTACCATGTCAGCCTTCCAGACCATACGAAACGGCGTGAATAGCGTTGGTGGCGCCGGAGTAAATGATGCTACCATCAAGTACGCTGTTGACCGCATCATGAAAAATGGCCAAAGCGAGTTTGATAAATACAAAAACAACTATCAGATTTTGCAAAACAAGGGCACCAGGACGACTGTCATACCGCTTGACGACGGCATGGGTGGTACGGTCAATAAATACCAGACAACATTTGACATCAACCTGTTGACCCAAGAACAGCAAAAGCAATATGCGCTTGCAAAGGCTATTACAGAGGGCGAGACGCGCATTCAGAAAGGTATTGCCGCTTACGCACAAGCTGTACAGGAAGGAACTTCAGCAGCCCGCGAGGAGTTCAAGGGCAATCGCTACGCCTTACAGGGATCAGGCGGCAGCGGTGGTCGTGGTGGCTCCGGTGGTAGTGGTTTCAACATATCATCCATTGCTTTCAATCCGATATCAGACGAAAGTCTGAAGTTCGATCCGAAACAACATGCTGTAGCAAGCGGACTGAGACCGGAAGACTTTCTTGGAAAGCCTGAAGAATGGAAGACGTATGTAGAAGCAATTACAGGCGGAATAGGTAGTGTCGAGGAGTCTATAGACAATCTGACTAACTGGACTCCTGAATTCAAACCGTTCCTCGAACAGCAGAAAAAGATGACAGAGGCAGCCAAGCAGAATCAGATGGCAATGGGCCTCGCAGGACAGGCTGTGAGTGCTTTCGGATCTGCATTGGCCGGCATGGAAGATCCAGGTGTCCGCGCTGCCGGATTGGTGATGCAGTCTATCGCCAGTATCGCACTCGGCTTCGCGCAGGCAGCTGCAAGCCCGTTGGTGACAGGTACCGGTTGGGGCTGGTTGGCATTCGTGGCAGCCGGTGCCGCTGCAATGGCAACGACCATCTCGACCATTCACCAGTTGTCCGGCTACGAACAGGGTGGTGTCGTTGAAGGCAAATCGTACAGTGGCGACAACATACCTATAATGGCCAATGCAGGCGAAATAGTTCTTACGCGCGCCATGGCCGGAAATTTGGCGAGTTCCATGCAAGGAAACAACATGCAGAACATGAACATCGCAGGCAGGATCAAGGGTACGGACATTATCCTGGCAATAGATCGCAGCCTGAAGCTCGATGGCAAACAGCTGCTGACATGGGGTAGATAATTAAAAACGAAATATATGGCAACACTTGGAAACAATATTCTTGTGCTGATGGGCGGAACGGCAATCGCCGGCACGAAATCAAATGAGATACAGGTGGATTGCGAGACCATCGAGATTGCGAGCAGCACCGATCAGGGATGGACGCATTACCTGGCAGGCCGTAAGTCATGGAGCCTGACTGTCAGTTGGCTGCTGCTTGCAAACACCGACGTCAGGAAGGCACTCCAGGTCGGTTCATCTGTCACGATCAAGTTCAAAGGACGTGGAGCAACAGATGCCAACGGCCTGAGCGGTTCTGCGATCATCCGTACTTGCAAGATTTCCGCCGTCAGGGGAAACATAGCAACTGGCTCATTTCAATTCGTAGGTAACGGCGCATTATCATAAGGTATTATGGCAATACATTGGACAGTGACTTTTAAAACGATCAGAGGCGGTAAGACGCTCACGGCATCCGTCTATGACAGCACCTATTCAGGGAATCCCATACCTCTGAAGGGTGGTGCTGATCCGTTCGTGACGGACGAAAGCGATGATGACGACCCGTTCAAGGCCATTCGCACACAGTCCGGATACCTGAAGATCGTCGACGACGGCTATGATGCCAACGGAAATGCCTTCAACTGGCGCGATCTCCAGCCAAAGAGTGACTATGACCGTCCCGTAGTATTACGTGACAGCAACAACACCATTCTCTGGCAGGGGTTCTTACAGGCGCAAAATTTTTCCGGCACACTATACGAACCTACACAGGAACGTGAGTATCCTATCCAGTGCGCCCTCTCCGTTCTTTCGTCGCAGTTTCCGACTACCACAGACCAGGGCATTGTCAATTTTGCCTTCCTGCTGAATTACATCACCACTTGCATCAGCACACTTAGCTCATCGGCTGTGGCCTTCACGGAGATCATCGTGCAAGGTGGCGGTGACGCGCAGCGATGGCTGCTGAAGATGTTCCATTGGGCCAACCTGCTTACAGAGGATAACGATTCAAACGTGACGGCAAAATATGATCTGTACACCTGTCTTGAGGACCTCTGCAACTTTTGGGGATGGCAGACACGGACAGAAGGCACGAAGCTCTATCTGATGTGTCAGGACGATGGAGACGAACAGCGAATCGTCACCTTTACGCCAGCACAGCTTGCGTCGCAGGCGTCAGGCACGAATAGTGGAACGACAAATGACTCACCATTCGTCCGTCAGGACTTGACGGGCAACATCTTTGCATCTAACGCAAATGATGACATGTGGATGGGAGGCCCCAGGAAAGCCATCGTTAAATCTGACTGTAATGAGCAGAGCACATTCGTTACATTTGCACCGCCGACGGTACAGAAAGCGATGGAGGATGCCGGCAGCTATTCGTGGGTTAGCGGTACGGA